CTACAGACGCTGTGTTTCCTGCTGTCGACTCCATTCCCGCTCCACCGCCCGCTTTGCCGTCGCCTTGGTAGCGTACAGGTGCCGTAACCGCCGCGGCTTGCTCTGGTCGCCCTCGGTGAGCGTGTGCTCCTTGCCGGTCTTGGGTTCGCGATAGTAGGCGATGATGCCGGTGTAATCGCCCTGGATCTCGTCGACCAGGTCGGCGATCAGGTCCTCCGGCAGCTTGGCTTCCAGCTCGAGGCGCGTGGTGTAACCGCCGTCCGCAGTGAGGCTGTGCTGCACGTTCCCTCCGTACCAGATAATGGCGTCGATCTCGGCCTTCACGCCCTGCAGGGTGTAGGTGAGTTCTGGCATGAGCTCCGGCCGGCCCAGGGCAAGCTGGTAGGTGAGGGTGGCGGTACCGCGCTGCAGGCGGTTCCATTCGGCCCGGGCGGCGCGCAACGCGGAGAGCTCGTCGGCGTAGGTGTGGCGCAGGTCCTTCACGTTGTCGCCGCCGCCGGCGATGGCCTCCTGCTTCTTGGCGCTGTTGACGTCGTAGTAGAAGGCGCGCACGGCGTCGTAGCTCTCACGATCGGCCTGCAGGTAGCTGTGCTGGTCGCCGTCCTGGCGGGTGAGGGTGACGTGGCCCAGGTCGGCGCCGCTGACCGCCTTGCCACCGCCGGCCGGGAGGAACAGTAGTAGGCCTGCTTTCACGGTGGCCACTGCGTCGTAGTCTTCACCCAGACGGGTGAGGAGGTTGGCGTCCGATTCGCCGGTCTGGTCCAGCTGCAGGATCTGCTGCGCCTCGAGGGCGGGCGCGATGAGCGGAGTGAGCCCCTGGCGCGCGGCCAGGACGCGCAGCAAGGCGCCCAGGGTGGTGGCGCTATAGCTCTGGTCCCGTTTGGTCTTGAGGCCTTTGCGCAGGTCGGCGCTGCGGGCGCGGATGCTCAGCACGTCGGGCGCGCCGCTGTGCTCTGTCTCGTCGACGATGTAGCTGCCCTTGTCGATCAGGCCGGTGGTGGACCAGCCCAGCCAGAGGCGAATCTTGGCGCCCCGGGGCGGGATGGCCAGCAGGCCGTCGTGGTCGGACAGCACCAGGCTCAGCTGGTCGGCCTCGAGGCCGCGGTTGTCCGTCAGATCCAGGCTGATCAGCCGCGGCGCGATGAGGGCGCTGATGTCCTTGCCGTCGACCAGGATCTGGTAGCGAGCCTGGGCATAGGTGGCGCCCTGCGCCAGGTCACGGCCGAGGGTGCGCAGCTGGCCGGTGGCGGTGTCGAGCAGCTCCTGGATCACAGCAGCTTCCTCAGTAGGGTGCCCATGCCGGCCATGCCGGCGCCGAGCAGCTCGCGGCCGGTGTCGTCGTCGACGCGCTTGAGGGCGATGCTGAACTCGATGCGGCGCGGGGTGCCGTCCTGGAAGAAGAGCGTCTTAGTCTCGGTGATGCTCTCGATGACCCAGAGCCCGTAGATCCGCCCGCTGCCCTCGATCAGCGGCCAGGCGCCGCCGGTACTGGCCATGTAGCGCAGGACGTCCAGGCTGCTGGGCGTGCCGGCGAGCTCCGGGGCGAGCCAGCCGGGGAGGGTGATGCTGTCATCGCCCTTGCCTAGGAACTGGCGCGCCGGCGCGGCGCCCACGCGCGAGCTGCTGGCATGGCGGTAGTCGGTCTGCCGCTGCAGCTCCTGGTAGGCGAGGGTGTAGAGGCTGAAGATGAAGTTGCCGAGGGCCATCATCATGGTGGTCAGGTCCTGTCTCTGAGACTGCTGCGATCGCGGGCGGCGTTTTCGGCCTGCAGGCGGGCCAGCTCGGCACGGACCTGACGGGCGATGGCCTGCGGATCCTGCGCAGTAGCTGCGTGGATGTGAATTTCGTAGTGGTCGCCCGCTGCCGGCGTTGGAGGTGGCGCTGGCGGCAACGCGGGACGGCGGTCGAAGGCGATCGGCTCGCGCGCTGGTTGCTGCAGCGTGGTGTGGCGTACCGCCTCGATCTGCCGTCCCTGCGGTGATGAGTCCTTGGCGATCGCCGGGACAGCGGCTGCGGCCGGCTGCAGGATGGCCTGGCGTACTGACTCGATCTGCCGCTGGAGTGGTGTGGTGTCGCCAGCCGGCTGAACCAGCGCGAGGGCAGCCGGCTGCTTGGTGGCTTGGAGTACCGCTTCGATCTGCTGCTGCTGAGCAGTAGGTTGCGGCTGAGCTGCTGCCATCTGCGGAGCACCGCCGAGAGCAAGCGCCGCCGTTGCCGTAGCCGCGATACGCTTGGCGGTGTCGGCAATCTGGCCCAGGGGGCTGCCTTCGCCTTTGCCCATGCCAACTGCCAGGCCCTGCATGGTGTATTCGCCTAGGGTGGCGAAAACGCGGGACGGCGAGTGGATGTCGAGCTTTTCCTTGAACCAGCTGATGGCGCTACTGCCAGCATTCATCACGGCGTCCTTCACCGCGCCTAGGCGGCTGCTGATGCCACCGACCAGGCCGTCCATGATCATGCCTCCAAGCTCGGTAAATTTGGCCGGGAGGTCGAAGCCGAAGTAGTTCAGCACGGCGGCGAAGGCCTGGTAGAAGAGGCCGACCGGCGAGAAGTCGAGGATCTGGCGGGCGATACCGCCGATCCCGCCGCTGACGCCTGCTGTTAGGCCATTGAGCAGCACAGCGCCGAGCTCGGTCAGCCGGGTGGGCAGCTCCAGGCCGAAGTAATTCAGCACGGCGGCGAAGGCCCGGTAGAAGAGGCCGATCGGCGAGAAGTCCAGGATCAGCCCAGCGATGCCAGCAATACCACCCGTGGCCCGTGCCTTCATCTCCGCCCATACCTCTCCGAACCACGGACCGATGGTTTTCCAATTGGCGTAGATCAGGGCGCCGGCGGTGACCAAGGCGAACAGGACAGCGCCAATGGGGTTGGCGATCGCGGCTGCGCCGATCATGCGGAGGCCAGCCGCTACCAGGGGGAAAGCGCCCTTGCCCAGCTTGAAGAGCAGGCCCAGCAAGCTGGGCAGGCGGATGCCGACCTGAGCAAGCATGAAGCGCAGCGCGAGGAAGGGGCCGAGCACGCCAGCGACGCCCAGGGCGACGGTACCGAAGGCGATCGACACGGCGGACAGCACCGCGGCCACCTTGACCAAGTTGCCAGCGAGGACCGGATTCTCGCGGGCCCAGGCGCCGGTTTTGCCAGCGAGGTCACCCAGCCAGGTGATGATTTCCTTGAGCTGGGGTGCAACGGCGGCGCCGAAGTCGGCCTGGGCGTTGGTGAAGGCGCCAGTCGCGGCCTCCCAAGTGTTGGAGAGGGTGCCCAGCTGCTCGTTGACGCGCATCTGCAGGTCGGCCTGGGCCTTCATCTTGCCCTGGACTTCCAGGTAGCCGGCCAGGCCCTTGGACATCATGGTGTTGAGCGCGGTGAGGGTCTCGGAGTCATCGCCGAAGACCTGTTTCAACACACCCAGGCGGGTCTCAGTGTTGAGCCCCTTGAGCTTTTCCAGCTGGGCGTAGAGCTTCTCCATGCCGCCGAATTCGCCCTTGCCGTCGGTGAAGTCAAGCTTGATGCCCTTGTCCTTGAGGCCCTTGTTGGCCTTGCCGACTTTGTCAGTGTCCATGCCCATCTGGAAGATCTTGCGCAGGGCGTTGCCGGCGGCGCCGCCCTCCATGCCGGTCTGGTCGAGCTGGATCAGCAAGGGGGCCAGGGCGTTGGCCGCCTCGAGGCCCTCCTTCTTGATGATGTCCAGCGCCGGGCTGATCTTGCTGAAGCCCTCCAGCATGTTGTTGGAGTCAACGCCCAGGTAGAAGCCGCGCTGGATGGTGTCCATCAGGCCCATGAGGTCCTTCTCGCTGGTGCGGGTGGCGTCCTGCATCTTGGCGGCGAACTCGGCCGCCTCAGTGACGGGCATTTTGAGCTGGACGCCCAGGTAGGCCGCGGCCTCGCCCATGCCACCGAGGATGGTCTTGGCCGACATCCCTTGGCGCACCAGCATGGTCATCATTTCCTGGAACTCAGCGGTGGTACCGGGCAGGCGATCGCCCAGGCGCGTGGCCAGGTCGGAGATCTCCTTGAATTCCTTGGGCGCGGTGCCGTCGCTCAGCATCAGCGAGGCGCGCAGCTGAGTGGCCGCATCCTCGGCCGGGGCGAAGGCCTTGATCATGCCCAGCACCGGGCCTCCGATCGCGGCGCCAGTGGCGGCCGAACTGGCGCCGGCCATGGCGGCGTTGCCAGCGAGCTCCTGGCCGCGCTTAAGCTTGCTGCGGGCGCTGGCCAGCTTCTCCTGAGTGCGATTGAGGCGCTCAAGCTTGCTCCGCTGGGTGTCTATCGCGGCATTGGCGGTGGTGATCTGCGCCTGCAGCCGCGCCTGGGCGCCGCCGAGGTCGCGGGTATCGACGCCACTGGCGCGCATGATCGGCAGCAGGCGCTGCAGCTCGGTTCGCTGGGCGGTGTGCTTGGCCTGGAGCTTGTCGACGGCAGCGGCCGCGTTGGCGAAGGTCTTCTGGAAGGCCGCGGACGGGGCATCCATGGCCTTGAGCTGCTCGCGGTAGGACCGCAGTTTCTCCTGGCCCTTGGCGAGGGCCTCGGCGCTCTGGCGAACGGCCTCGCGCTGGCGCTGGTAGGCGCTGATGTCCTGCTGTTGCTGGTTGAGTTCCTTGACCCGGTCCCGGGCGGCCTTGAGCGCCCGGGCGGTCGCGTTGCCGCCCCCGGCGATGCGTTTGAGGGGAGCCGTGATCTTGTCCAGGGCGGACAGGAGGACGCGGATCTGCAGGTCATTGGCCATCGGGGGCGACTCGTTTGCGGGCGCGCTCGCGCCAGTCCATCAGTTCAGCCAGGCCCAGCTGGTCGAGCTGGGCCGGTTGCCAGTGGAAGGTGATGGCGAGATCCGCCATCGCTTCCTCTACGCGGACGGGGAGAGCTCCGCCCTGACCGACTTCTTGAGCAAAAAACCGGCGATCTTCCCGCCGACGTCGACCAGGTCGGCCGGATCCATGCCGCGGACTTCGGCCTCGGTGAGGCTGGGGATACTTATGCGCGGAGTCACGCGCATGATCGCGGCGACGTCCAGCTGCAGCAGCTCGGTCAAGGAGACGCCGCGCAGCTCGCCGGCGTTGGGCTTGCGCAGGGTGATCTGGGCGATGGTGGTCTCGCCGCGGGTGATGGGCTGGTCGAGGACGACAACGTTGTCTTGGGTGGTATCGCTCATGGTGGTACTCCAGTAATAGGCTAGGACTGGCCCGCCGTGGCGGGCCGGAAAATGGGTGGGGTTAGATGCCGAGGGCAGCGCGCTGCTTGGCCAGGCGGTCTTCACCGCCGACGGTCTCGACGAAGTTGAGGAGGTCGATCTCAATCACTGTCGCGCCCGCCACGATCAGCTTGTAGTAACTGCAGGTGGTGGTGATCTTGTGCTCGGTGTCCTCGCCCGGAGTGGCTTCGCCCATCTCGATGGTTTCGTGGCGGCCGCGGACCACGACCTCGACGGCGGTGTCCTCGCCGGTGTCGTCTTGCTGGTAGGTCCCGGTGAAGCGCAGGGGTACGGCTGCGGCGCCCACGGCGCCGAATTGCTTTAGGGCGGTGAGATCCAGTCCACCCAGGGTCCACTCCAGCTGGATGCCGTCGTCGGAGAAGCCCAGGTCGGCCTTGACCGGGCCGTTCATGCCGGCGCCGCGGAAGGATTCCATCTTGCGGCCGAGCGGCGGCAGGGTGCAGGACTTGGCGACGCCCAGGTAGGAGTGGCCGTCGTTGAAAAGCATCATGTTCTTGAGTTTGCGGGGCATGGCCATGAGGGCAGCTCTCCAGAAGGCGCCCTAGGGGACGCCGGATGTTCAGGGTAGGGATCAGGCGTTGACGCGGCTGGCGAAGTCGACCAGGAAGCGGTCGGTGATGCGCTGGCGCAGGGTCAGGTCTTCCAGCGGCGGGACCGGGGTGTAGTCGTAGTCCAGGAAGAGCTTGCCGGCCTTGAGCGTTTCCTTTTCGTTGGCATCGGCGTCGTACCAGCACTCGCCGCCGAGCAGGTAGCCCTGGCGAGTCAGCTCGCGGAACTTGGCGTTGATGCCCTCGACGATGTCGCGCACCAGGCTCGGGTGCATGGGGCGGTCATTGGCCCATAAATGCGCCTCGGCCATGGTGTCGGCCAGCACCTGGGCGGTGCGGGTGTAGTTCTCGAAGGCGAACAGCGCATCCTCGCTGGTGGTGCGCGAGCCCCAGAAGCGGTAGCCGTCGTGGTTAATCAGCGTGGTGACCTCGTTGCCATTGAGGTAATCGCTGTCGGTCGCGGTGTTCTGCAGATCCCAGAAGACGTCCTTGCTGATCCCGGTCACGCCTTCCACGGCGACGTTGGACAGGGTCTTGTGCCAGCCGGTGCTCTGGTCCAGCTGCGCACGCAGGCCCAGGGCCCGGGCGGTGGCATTAGCGGTCACGGTGGCGTTCTGGGCGGTGGACCAGGCCAGGAAGTCCGGCCAGTGGAGCATGAGCTCACGGGCGCCGAACTGGTTGCGATAGGCGACGGCCTCTTCCTTGGTGGCGCAGCCGTTGCAGTTTGCATAGACGAAGCCGCGCAGCTGCTTCGCGATGGCGACCATCGCGGTGGTGACGGCCTGGGTGTCGAGCCCGGGCACGCCCAGGATGCGCGGCGTGATGCCCAGTTGGGCCTTGGCCGCGAGCAGGGCCTTCATGCCGGTGTAACGGCCATTGGCGACGCCGCCGATGATATTGCTCTGTAGCTCGGCCGCATTGGCGCCATCGGCCACGCGGACCACGACGGTGACCGGCTTGGACTGGTCGGCGATCGCCTGCAGCGACTCGGCCAGGGTGCCCTTGGTGCCGGCCTTGCCGACGGCGCCCTGGACATTGGTCAGCAGGACGGGAGTGTTGAGCGGGAAGGCGGTGGCATCGGCATCGCTACCGGTGCAGACCATGCCGATGACGGCCGTGGAGACGGTGGAAATGGAGCGGGTGCCCTGATTGATCTCGAGGACACGTACGCCGTGATGGTAGTCAGCCATGAGGGGTTGCCTGCGCAGATGGGTAGGTGACGCTCCACAGGCTGGCGGATCCGCGCGCGCGGGTCGCGGGGCGGGGTTTGTAGTGGCGGGCGCTACAAATTCACTCGATGTAGCTCTCGATGGTGGGCGACAAACGCTGCTGCATCGCCTCTCAGATGTGAGACCGGCGTCGTTTCGCCAGCCGTACTGAACGGCGCTTATTGCGCCACAAGCGGGGTACGTCGCGAAGCGGAGCAGTGCCGATGCGGAAGGACCAGTATGCCCAGCCGGTGGTGGTCATCAGCCCGCGGCGCTGTTTGTGCTCCTCGAGTAGAACCAGCTCCTTGATGAATCTGTAAAAGCCAGCATCGCTGAGATAGTCGTCGTTGGCGCGCTCGACCACGCGATGCCCTAACCCGGTCACCATATCGAGAATGCACGCGGCTGGCAGGATGCACGTGGCTATCGGCACCACGATGATTTGGAACAATGCCGAGTAGGCGGAGGAAAAGTCCGACCAGAGTGTTGGAAGCGCTGGGTAGAAGGTTTCCTTGTCGAGAAGGGCCACGACCACAGCCGCTATCACGGCGAGAAGCCCACCGAGATACGTCGCGAAATTACCTGCACTCGGCAGGCTAAAAAAGTGACGGGTGCGAAGGGTCGCGGGGTTACCGGCGCGTCGCTCCAGTGACTGACGCCATTCCCATTGTTCGATGAGCTCTTTGGCCAGCTCGGCAAAGTCTTCACGGCCAGAAAAGTGCTCGGAGATCATTCGCCGCTTTGCGCGATCCGTTGCCACCATTGCCTGCCGGATGCCTAAGATTCTCTTGCCAGGGTGATTTCGGGCGAAGCGACGGCGGTCAACCTCTATCAGGATCTGGGCGAAGCCCAGCAGCATTGGCAGCTCCCAAAAGAGGGTCCAATAGGAGAGGTTCGCGTAGGTCGGAAGCTGCAGATAGACGTGGTGATAGAAGAAAAGCGCCATCGAAAGGACGACTAGCAACATCGACGTGGCGACGAGAATGAAGATTCGCGATCCCCAAACGAAGCTGGGTATGAGGCGAAACTCGCGTCTGAAATTCTTGGCGTGGTGGGCAACGGTGCGCATTTTTGGCTTCCCTGCTAGCAGAGCACTGAAGATAGGCCAGGGTTTGCACCTATCTCCAGCAGTCCACAACTCTGCGCTGGCATAACCGCGACGGCCGGCGCCATCTATGCGCTCGCGGCCAAATAGCTATCCGTAGCAGCCGGATCCGGGCTCGCCGGCCAGTCGCTCTCGGCCGGGACGGCGCCGATGGTGTCCACGCGGTTGAGCAGCACCCGATAGGTCTTCCAGGACTTGAGCGCCTTGGTCTCGTTCTCTGTGGCAATCTCCAGATCCACGGCGTCCTGCAGAGCGTTGACCTGGTTGCTGGCGTATTGCAGTAGCAGGGCGCGCTTGCGGGTGGCCAGGGCCTTGGCCGCGGTCAGTTGGGCGGCCTCGTCCAGTTGCCAGTGATCGTCCTCCCAGGTGTCGAATTCGGTCAGGGGTGCCACCAGGGTGTAATCGCTGGGCAGGGGTCCCAGGAGCGTCCACTGGCGGGACTCGCCGGTGCCGGTGTGGTAGACGGTGGCCCCGCGGTGGTCCTCGACCTCGATCCAGGCTTCATCGCGGAGCACCAGGACCATGCCGGTGCTCGGCTCCGGTGGATTGTCCAGAGTGCTGTGGGCGGGGATGAGCCAGACATCCGGCTCCAGCGGACTGGGGTCTGCTGCCGTCCTGCCCAGGAGTTCGCCGGACACCCGGTCGAAGGTGGCCACCTGGGGAGGCAGGCGGTCTTGCCACCAGGGAAGCGCAGTGGCCTGGGCGGGAAGGTCCAGGCCGACCTGCAGGTTTTCAGGGGCGGTATCGGTCATGGGGTCGATCCTCAATACTTGATGCAGGCGAGCAGCGCGATGTTGCGCGGGCGTGATTCGGTACCGCCGCTGAAGCTGACGGTGATGGTGTGGGTGTGATCGCCCGCAGTGCTGGTGCCCTGCATGGCCTCACCGGAGTAATAGGCCTCATCGCCGAACACAGCATTGCCGGCCCCGTCCGGCGCACGGTCCTGCTTGAACGACATGGTGTGCTGGTGGGCACCGGCATTCGCCGCGGTGGCGCTGTGGGTGTGGTTCAGGTTTTGGCTGGCCTGGCTGCTGTTCAAGGCCCGGCCACCATCGACGCCGCGTCCGTCATCCCAGCCGCGCAGGAACTCACCACGCAGATCCGGCAGGTTGAACGTGGTGGAGCCATCCCCTGCGCCGAAGTTGGTACCGATCACGGCGAAGAGGGCCGCGTAGGTCGAACGCGAAACGGCCGCGCCGTTGGCTTTGAGGAAGCCGGCCGGCGCCGAGCTGCTGGGGAAGAAGACGATCTCGGCGGTTCGGGTGCCGGTGGCGTCCTGAACGAAGGCGGTAGTGGCACCGTCGTTGGTGTTATCGCCGCGAGCCCTGGTTTGCATTTCGATGCCGTTACCCACTACGACCTTGCCCGTATCGAGCTTGACCGACAGCGGGCGGAGCGAGTTGTAGCCGCCATACGGATCGCCCGAAGCGGTGAGCATGAGCCAGAGATAATTGCCGTCATTGCGCCAGAAGGTGCCGTAGTTGCCGGACACGATCCGATAGGCGTTCTGCGACAGCGATCGAACCTCACCGCCAGGGGTCACGCTCAGCAGGGACGGGTTCCACGTCGCTCCGTTGTCGCCGTTATCCCACTCCAGGAACAGGTTGTTGCCGTCGGTCTTCCAGCGCGAGGACTTGGCGTTGCCGGTCCGATCGAGCATGGCCAGGGTGGGCGCGTAGCTCATGACGGAAAGACCGCCGGTGCCGTCACCGGCATCGCTCTGGACGCACAGGCTGGCCCCGCTGGGATCGGTGATCCAGCTGCTGCCTGGCCGAATTCGCGTCTTGACCACGTACTCCAGCTGGTCCTGGTCATTGAGGCCGCCGAAGTAAGCGCGGCGGTCTGCGGTGGCTGAACCGCTGGGGGTGAAGAACCAGCGAGGCCTCCAGCCGCCGTTGCCGTCGTTGACGCCCTGATAGCAAAGCGTGGTGATACCGGCATGGTTGCGGTATTCGAGCGACAGGTTTCCAGCGGCTTCCTGGTTCTGCAGGGTGACCAGCTTCCAGCCGTTGCTCGTCGTTGTGCCCTTCAGCACATGATCGGTTTGGTCCTGGAGGTCGGAAAACTTGCCGGTTCGGGCAACATTGGCCAACTGGTCGGCGAACACGAATTCGCGCCAGGCATACCAGCTCGCGTCGTGCCGCACCCGCACGAAGGTCCGCCCACGACCGCCCGAGGCGCCGAAGATTTCGGTGGCCACCTGGGTCAAGCGAGCAGCAGAACCCGGCAGGCCGTGGGTGAAGACCTCGAATGCCACCCGAGCCGCATCCGCCGCACCGGTCACAGGCCAGTTCAAGGCCGCTCCGGCGCTCACGACGTCTTCACAACGCACCATCCCGCCGACCGGAGCATCGTTGAGGTTTAGCGCGTTGTTCTGCACTGGCGCCGCGCCGGCCAGACCGTAGGCCGCCATTACGGCCTGCACGAACGCGGTGGTGGCGATCTGGGTGGTGTTGGTGGCGATGCCTGCTGTGGGCGCCTTCGGGAGGCCCGTCAGCGTCGGCGACTCGCTGTTGGCCTTGAGCCCCAGCGCCGTGGCCATGTCGGTCGCGTAGTTGGGGTTGTTGCCCAGGGCGGCCGCTAGCTCGTTGAGCTGGTTGAGCGCTTCCGGCGAGCCATTGACCAGGGCGGCGATCGCGGCCTGGACGAAGGCCGTCGTGGCGATGCTGGTGTCATTGTCGCCAGCTGCCGGCGTCGGGGCACGCGGATCCCCCGTCAGTACCGGCGAGTTGAGCGGCGCCTTGCTGTCGTCGGTGATGGTGATGTTCGCCGTGCCGTCGAAGGGCACGCCGTTGATGGTCCGGGCGGTGGCCAGCTTGGTGGCGCTGGGCGCTTGCCCGGTGCTGTTGCCGGTGCCGCCGTTGGCGACGGGCGTGATGACAGCTCCCGCCGTCACGCGACCTTTCTCGTCGACGGTCACTCCGCCATAGGTGCCGGCTGCTACGCCAGTCTTGGCCAGGGCCACGGTGATGCTGGCATTGGCTGAGCCGTCGAAGTTGGCCGTACCGCTGGCGTCCCCCGTCAGGCCGATCGCGCGCGCGGTTGCCAGCCTGGCAGCAATCGCGGCGTTTTTCGTTCCGCTCAGCAGTGCATCGACCAGGCCTTTGAGGTACTTGGTGCGGTTGGCCAACTGCTGGCCCTGGCGGTTGGAGAGCCCATCGGGGCCGCCGACTACCGGATCGGTTTTCTCGATTTGGTAGACGCCATCCTCCCACTGCTCTTTTTCGGTGAGGTTCGTCATCAAGCGACTCCGTAGGTAAAGGTCCCGTCGTAACGGAAGGTGCCGCTGTGGTCGTTGAGCGCAGCGGTGAAGTTGAGGGCGATGAGCTCGCAGCGCGCCGGGGCGACGGCGGCGAGGGTTTGGCGGATCCGCGCGGCCTGGGCCACGCTGATGGGCTGGGTGACGTACACGCTGTACTTGGCCCAGTGCTCGTCATGGCCATAGAAGCGGTCGCCGTTGTAGCTGCGGCTGGCGTCGTGGAGGCCGCCCGTGGCGCCCTCGATGATGGTGAAGGCCTCGGAGCCGAGCAGGTTGGTCAGGGCGCGGCGGACGGCGCCGCGGGTGCCCTTGTGCCGGTGGACGGTGACGGAATCCGCGATGATCTGGCGCTTGGCGTCCTCACCCCAGTTGACGTCCCAGTCATCCACCGAGACCGCCCAGGCCAGCCAGGGCAGTACTGCGGCCGGGCACTTCCAGGGGTTCCACAGATCGCGGATCGGGACCGGCAGCGCATCGAGGCCGGCGCTGCTGGCTGCGATCGCCCGCTCCAGGGGCAGGCTGTTGGGTGGCAGCAGGACGCTACTCATCGGTGCCGCCCTGGGTCAGGGTGATGCCAGTGCAGTAAGCGGCCTGATGCTGGGCGACCTCGAGGTCGGTGGCCGGGCTAGTCAGGATGACGTTCTGCACGCCGCTCTGATGCAGCGCGGCAAACAGGCCAGAGCGGGACACGTCCTGGCCCATGGCGTGGCGCTCGGCCACGTAGGCCTTCGCCTTGGCCAGGGCGGCTGCTTGAACGACAGCCATATCCGGGCCGCTGTAGAAGATCAGGGTGGCCGCCACCTGGTAGGGCAGGATCTCGGCGGCGACCACTTCGACGGTGTCGCAGAGCGGCCGGACGTCTTCGTCGTTGAGCGCCGCGGTCACGGTGGCCAGCAGCGTGGCGCTCGGCGTGCCGTCGCCTTCGGTGCTCAGGACCACGACGCGCACGGTGCCCTGGATTGGACGCAGGATGGCCACGTCCTTGACCTTGGCCGAGGCGGACAGCGCGTGATAGCGGTAGGCGTTGCGCGGGCCGGCGGTGGTGAAACCTTCCAGGGCGAGCTGGGTCCGGTACCGCAGGCGATCGTCCGTCTCATAGACGGCGGGGATGGCCGGGGTGACGCTGTTGTCGGCCGGCGTTACCAGCAGGCGCTGGACGCCGTACCAGGCAGCGACGTTCTCCAGGTCCGCACCGGTGGCGTAGGCCAGCATCACCGCCTTGGCGCCGTCGTTGATGCGCTGGCGGAGGATGAGCTCGCGGTAGGTGTTCTCCTGGAGCAGCTTGTTCAGCGGCTGCGACTCCAGCTCCAGGCGCGCGGCGATGTTGGCCTGCTCGGCGGCCGGGTACAGGCTGACCAGGCGGGCCTTGCGGGCGGCCAGCAGGGTCTCGAAGTCCAGGGACTCGACGACGTCGGGCAGCGGCAGGAGGGAAAGGTCGATCATGCGAGGCCTCCAAAGACCAGGGGGGCCCGCAGGCTGACGGCGGCGTTGGTGACGGTGCTGTAGCCCTCCAGGTCGACGAAGGCCTGGCCCGGGGCGTCGCCCAGGGTGAGCGCGATGCGGGTGAGGTTGAGCCGCGGCTCCCAGCGCATGAGGGCGATCACGGCCACGGCCTTGGCCTGTAGCGCGGTGGCGTCGTTGAACGGCTGATCGATCAGGCCGAACAGGTCGCAACCATAGGGGCGGCGCATCACGCGGGTGCCGATCGGCGTGGTGAGGATGTCACCGACCGATTGCTGGAGCTCCTCGAGCTCGGTGACGGCGAGACCGGTGGTGCGGCTCATCATGGCGTGGGCGCTCCGGTCTTCGCGTTGCCGGCCTGGACGCCTCCATGTGGGTGCTTGACCAGGCTGATGCCGGCGGCGACGACGTCGCGGGTCACGGTCACCAGGCCGTCAATGTCTACGTCGCCCTGCAGCTTGAAACCGCCCGGGGCGATGATCTCGACCCGTCCGCCGGCGGGCAGGGTGGCCAGCAGCTGGTGGGCCTCGCTGTCGTACTCGAGGACGGCGCCGTCCGGATAGGTCCGGCGATGCAGGCCAGCGCGATCGCCGTTGGCAGGGATGAGCACGCTGAACAGGCCGGTGATGGCGATGCCCTGGGCGGTTTGGCCGCTGGGGCTCAGGACCAGGACCTGCTCGCCCACGGTGGGCGGATCCCAGTCGCGAGTGGTGCCGGCGCGCAGAGCGCTCCAGGGCAGCCAGCCGGTCAGCAGCTCGCCGCTCTGAACCCGAACCCGGGCAGGGCGTTTATCTTGGAGACTGCCATGGTCGACCTCGGCAATGGTGCCGAGGCGGATCAGGTTCTCGATGAGGCGGGAGAGGGCGGCGATATCGGTCATGCCGTGGAGGATGACAATAGGCGTTCAAGGCAGCACTTAGATATACTTGTGAAACCGCTTACTACAAACGCTGGGCGATATCTTTCATTGGCGAGCCTCTTGTGGCTCCTACATATTGATAAGGGGAAGAAGTGGAAAAAATCATCAAGCTTCAATTGGCATTGTTTTTCGGTGTGCCAGAACTCCGGCCTGATAAGAAGTATGAAAGGATTAATGAAGAGATGGGTAATCTCTTCGATGCGATGCCTCAGATTATGCCTCTACCTCCGGAAGTTCCTTTTGATCTACCTCGGGTGGTAATGACATCAAGTGATCAGAGGTATTCGTGCAATATTGCGGGGTCTCGAATTGATCTGCACTACAATGCAGATGGTCTGGGTGAGAACGCATGGCCTACAGTTGTTCAGGACTTCAAAATAAAGTCAAGGTTGTTTATAAGGGCTGTAAGTGGCTCTTTTGTTGTGAATAGATTTGGACTTGTTGGCGCGTTTTTTATACCCGATAAATCTGCCGAGGTGAATTTATCTCGAAAGTATATAAAGCCTGAGCTTGGCGTGCTTGAAGAGATAAATATTAGATATAACAAAAGGTCCCAAACTCACGGCCTAACACTGAACAATATATTTTCTATTAATAGCGCCGAGCTCAGTGCTACAGGTGAAAAGGGTGTATACCTGGAGCGCGATTTGAACAATGTTGTGGAATCAGATCGTCTGGGTTCTGACGTAATAAGTGCTGTGGTTGATAAGTCGCTGGATATGTATTCCCCTGAATACATCAAAGGCTTGGCAAGATGAAGTCAAGTTCAACTAATGAGCCCAATCTTCCAAGCTCCTCGTCCTTGCCGCCCTCGGATCATCAAGCATGGATGAAGAGAATGGAGGAACAGAGTAAGCCTAGGACACCTGCCGCCATCAAAGCCGCAGGTGATGTTACGGTTAAAATTGGAGTTTTATGGTTGGTGGGGGTGACATGTTTTGTTCTTTCTATTTTTGGCGGAGTAATGTTTTTCTATAATCCAGGTATCGCAAAAGATGTTTGGGTTATTATTGGGCCTATAATTACTGCGGCGCTTACCGGTACGCTAGGTTATTTGAGTGGCGAAAAAAATTCTTCTAAGTAAATCTTTCGATTTCCAAAAGTAGAATTCCTTCAACAAGTTTGAGATCGCTCTTGGTTAGCCCCAAGAGCTCTCGCCGTGGATATCTCATAGAAGGTGCTTTCTTTGCCGGGCGATCATTGAGGCCGTGCTGATGAATTTCAGCGATACGCGCTACGCGTCCACCAAAACCAATCACGGCCTGTCTAGGCGTGCCTTCGGCTTTTAGGTAACGGGCCCTCCTAATCTTCTCGAACATGCGGCGCTTGATCCGGCCCTTCTTGCCGCGCAGATCCCGCGGCTTGCGCGGCTCATAGGGCGAGCCGTCCGGGTTCACCTGGGCGCTGATCCGCTGCTGCTGGCTGCGGCGCAGCTGCTGGGCGGCCTTGCGGGCCAGTTGAGCCCGGCCGCGGCCGTCGAGCTTCTGCAGGAGCGGCGAGAGCCAGGTCTCCAGCGCCTCGAGGTCAGCCACAGCTGTGGCCCGGCTGCGGTGTCTCCAGGGCCAGGGCGTCGCCGGCGGATCCGGATTGCCATTCGGCCAGCAGCTCCTCGCCGGCGAAGACCTGCCAGGTGGCCGGCTCCTGGTACTCGGTGTACGGGGACTCGGGCACGTGGCTCAGCTGGTAGGTGTCGTCCGGTTGGCGCTTGACGACCACGCGCTCGGTGAGGGGCAGAGTGATCGCCAGATCCACCTTGGAGTTGTCCAGGATGTCGGCCTCGAAGCCGATGCCTTGGGCGGATTTGTCCAGGTTGACCAGCAGCTCGGACTGGTTCGTCCGGACCCAGGCGAGTAGCGGCAGCATCACGGCATCCGGGTGCCCGGCGAAGTCGGTGAGGATGACCTGGAGCTCGTAGCCGTACTCCCAGGACAGGCTGGCCGCCGCGGTACAGCGCAGCTTGCCCTTGTCGATGAAGACCAGCAGCCGGTCAGGGCTGTGGCGCAGCTCCGGCAAGGCGGTGAGCAGGTGAGCGCGCAGGCTCTCGGGCTTGTTCATGGGTGGGCCTGCTGGGCGTCATAGACCATATCGACCTGGGCAGCGCAGTCGGCCCAGGCAGCTTCCAGGACTTGGCTGTCGCCCAGGAGCTCGCCGTTATTGCGCGGGGCGCTCGACGGTAGCTGGCAGCGCGTTACCACTGGACAGCCATTCACGGTAAGCCGTGGCTCCGGTGAGGACGGGCCGTTCGCGCAGCCGGCGAGCAGCAGCAGGCAGAGGCTGGCCAGCCCAAGCCTTGAGGTCGGCGTTTTCATCTTCGAGCTCCTGGATCCGGCGCCGGCGGACATCGATCTCGCGGCGCAGGTCTTTCTGGGTGGTCTGCAGCCGGGCCTGAGCGGCCCGCTGCTCGGTGAGGGTGTCGGTGAGGTGGTCGCGCTCGCCGGTCAGCTGGGTGACCTGGTCCTCAGCGGCCTCGCGCTTCTGGTTGGCCTGGTCTATGCGCAGGCCCTGCGCATAGAGGGTCAGGCACAGCAGGGCGATCGTCAGCGCCAGGGCGAGCGCGAAGAGCGCCTTCTCCTTCCAGGAGATCATTGGCGGTACCAGCCAGCGCGGTTCATCGCCGCCTGGTCCAGGTGCTCGAGTTCGCCGATCACCACGACAGCGCGCACGCCCGGCTTGGCTGTCTGGATGGCTTCGCAGAGGCGCTCGGCCTCCTCGAAGGACGCGCCGGCCGGCAGGATGAAGACCTCCCTATCCTGTGGCTCCAGGCGCTGCACGTCGATGGCGGGGGTCATGCGGCGTCCTTAGCCGGGGCGGCTGCGCTGTAGCGGGCGAAGGCGCGTTCGAGCTTCACGTCGTAGAGGTTGCGGGCGTAGGCCGGACCATTGTAGCCGCGGGCGAAGTCTGCCCACTTGCCGGCCTTGAGGGCCTTGAGCAGCGCGGGCTCTGCTTTGACGAAGCGGACGAAGGCCTCGAGCTGCTCGGCTTCGCTGGTCTGCATGCGGGTAACGAAGTCCTGGACGCTGGCATAGCCGAGGTTCTGCCAGTGGTAGCCCATGACCTGGAACAGGCCCCAGCTGCACGACTCCAGCGCGCAGGCCTCGTCGATCTGCCGGGCCGAGGTCAGGCGCTGCCACTCGGCCGTGCCGCCGGCGTAGCCGCCGGACTTGGGGTTGATCAGGTTCGGATTGAGCGCAGCCAGGCGATCGGCCTCGGCCTGGCCGTGGGCCTTGATCAGGCGCTGATAGAAGACGTGACGCTCGAACAGGATCACCACCCGGCCGTTGTCCAGGAAGCCTTCGCCCTTGGACTCGACCTCATTGACCGCCTGGACGGCCGCGACGGGTACGCCCAGGGTCTTGGCGGCGAGCTCAAGGTCGGCGTAGCCCAGGTGGAGCGGATCGCGCTTGCCGAGCAGGGCGGCAAAGGTCTTCGGACCGGCGATGCCATCGGCCACCAGGCCGACCGAGCGCTGGAAGGCTTCGACGGCTTGCTCGGTGCCTTCGTCATAGGCGCCGTCCAGGTCGACGGTGAAGCCGGCCGCGGCCAGGGCTTTCTGCAGGTCGCGCACGGCCAGGCCATGGGCACCGATGAGCAGGATCTTGGGCTGGTTCATTGCGTTTCCACCTTGCGTTCGACGAAGCGTTTGGCCGCGGCGCGAGTACCCTCGACGCCCAGCAGGCCGATGATTCCGCCCCAGAAGGGGCCGGTGCTGGCGGGGATGCCCAGCAGGGAGAGGCCATGGCTTGCGGCCAGGGCCAGGGCGCCACAGAGCGGCGCTTCGAGCAGCACGCGGCGCAGGGTGCCGCCGCCGTAGGCGATGCGCAGCGCGGCGATGACGCCGGCTACCAGTCCGGCGTAGAGCGCCGGCCAGTTGTCTTCGAGCCAGGCGGCGAGCCAGGCCCAGGTGTCGGGACGGTCGGGCATAGGAGGTTTCTCGTGCATGGAGTCAGTCCCAGAGGTTCACCGGCTGCTGCGCGGCGATGCCGGCAGAGGCTTGGGCGGGGGCGTCTGGCAGGGTGATAGGGGTGCCGATTGGCAGGATGGGGCCGAGCTCGGCCAGGCCCGGATTGGCTTCGAGAGCGGCCTCGGTGACGCCCTGGGTGCGCCCGTAGTGCCGCAGGCAGATCCGGTCCAGGGTGTCGCCTTGCTGGGCGCGCACGACGGTGGCCATCAGATGAGCTCCACGGTGGTCCGGGCCAGGCCCAGGAAATCGCGGATGGCCCAGCGCTGATCGCGCCGGTATTCGTCGATGGTGGGTGTCTGAGCCTCGGCGTCCTTGTCGCCCTTGGCGGTGCTGTCGTAGCTGCGGTAGCGCTCGGCGACCTCGGCCGCAGTGGCGGCATCGATCGCGCGCAGGTACAGGTGGGCACGCTCGCTGACGCCGTCGAGCAGTAGCCCGGGCACGGCGGCCAGGGTCGCGTAGCCGCTGGTGGACTGGGCGAAGCGGTAGCCGGCGAGCTCACGGTTGACGCCGATGGCCGCGGCAATCACCGCGGCTTTCAGCTTCTCCGTGCTGACGCTGCTGTCGATCCGCAGCCGCGCGCGGACCTGGTCCAGATCGATCGCCGGCCAGAAGGGGTCGGACACCACCTGACCGCTGGCGACGGTGCCGCCTGCAACGAATCCGCTCATGGTGCTGCTCTCGAATGGGTCGCCGGTGGTCGGGGCTTCACGGTCCCAGGCGAGGCCTGGCCGATCCGCCCCGAGCCGGCGGGGTTGCGGGGGACCGCTCGGTTAGCCGCCAGGGGCGGCATGTTTCTTGGCCAGGCGCTCGGCCCGTTCCAGGTCTTTCTTGCCGCCGCAGCGGTCGTGCAAGCCGATCGCCTTGCGCAGCATCTCGATCGCCGAGACCAGTTGGCCCGGTCGGCCGGGTCGATCCTCGTCGACGTCGGCCAACTCGGCCCGGCCGATGGCCAGGTAGAGCTTGGCGCGCGCCTCGTCGGGCATGTCGTGCTCATCGGTGAGCACGGCGGTGCGGATCAGGATGTCCAGGTCGAAGGTCTGGCCGGCCTTCTGCGCTGCCAGTGCGCCCTCGGCCACTTCCTCGGCAATCAGGCAGCCCGGGGTGCGCTCGAAGCGATCGGGCATCAGCAGGCCGTGGCGCAGCACGTAGGCGGCGATGTCCAGGGCGGCGGCGAACTCGCCGGCATCGATGCGCCAGATCATCACGGTGACCAGCACTTCGTCCTGGGCGCCGTTGCCGCCCTCAAGCACGCCGCTGACGTAGTCGGCGTAGGCACCGAGCAGCTGCCGCTTGAGCTCGGCCTTGGCCTGAGTGGACTGCACCTGCTTGAGTCGCAGCCGGTCCTGCAGCAGCTGGGCCAGCTGCTGCTCGTACACAGTGCGGCCCGCCATGCTGTCGGCCGGCCCGGCGGCCGCGGCGGCGAGCGCCGCTGCAGCTGCCAAGAAATGGCTTTTCGCGGGAGAGGAGGCCATGGCTTACACGTCCGTCACGATGTTTTCGATCAGGCAGCCGAAGCCGTAGTCTTCGACCACGTAGGCGTCGTTGCTCGATTCGTAGTTTTCGATGCGGTTCTTCTCCGGCGCCTCCTTGACGAAGCGGCGGCGGCCACCGGTTTGGTAGTAGAGCGACAGGTTCTGCAGCGAGGTGATGAGCATCCCGTTGTCCGGGCAGTACGGCACCTCCACCGGCTGCAGACCGCCCATGCGGCGCTGGGCCAGGATCACGTCGGTGGCCAGCTTCTCGGAGGCGGGCTGCTCCTTGTTCACCAGTGGGAAGTACTTGTCGTGCACCAGGTCGCGGCCGAGGATCACCACCAGGCCCGGGTCCTTGCGGTACCAGGGGTCGATCAGGTTGCTGACCGCATCGAAGACCAGAGCGTCCAGGTTGTTGTAGTCGGCGTCGCTGCCGGTACCGATCACGATCTTCCCTTCGGCCTTGCCCGACTTCAGCACGCGCTGCGGTGCATTGCTGCGGTACTGCTGCAGCCAGCCGATGTTGACGTCCTGCAGCAGCGGATTGGTGGCGCGGTTGGTGGTGGCCGCGGCGCTGGTGCCGTTGAAGCCGATCATCAAGCGGTCCAGGGCCTGCCGCTTCACGATGGCGTCACGCAGGCGCGACTGGAAGTCGGGGAACTTGGCCCAGGTATCCAGCAGCTGGTAGGTGATGGCGGTGTCGAAGTCGGTCTTCTTGCACTCGTACCCGCGATTGTCGAGCGCCTGCATCTCGCGGGGTTGGCGGGTCGCGGTGCCGCTGGTGTCGGTGCGCCCGGCGATGGTGCCGGAGACGCCCAGGCCGACCTTTTCGCCCATCAGCTCGTCGACGGGGATGACGTTGACCTTGCTCAGGAAGTCGCTGGACTCCTGGATGCGGGTCTCCAGCTTCTGCTGGACGGTGGGCGCTACGGCGAAGGTCGCCGCGGAGGATGAGACGCCGGACAGCTTGGCGACTTGCTCCAGGTATTGGTTGAACAGCACACGGGTATCGTTACGCATGGATCTCTCCGGAAAGGTGAACGGCTGATCAGCAGTCGGTCAGGTTCAGGCCATCGCCGCCGGTGACCGGAGGGCGCTTGGGTTGGTTGGGGTCTTGGGTCTGGCTGAGCTGCACCTGCAGGGCGGCGAAGTCGGTCTGCAGCTGCTGGTGCTTGCCCGTCAGCTCGGTGAGGGCCGCCTCGGCGCAGGTGAAGCGCTCGTCCTGCTCGCGAACGTGCTCGGCCACGGCGGTGACCGCGGCGCCGAACTGGGCGAACTCGCCCTGGGTCTGCGCCTCCTTGCCCTTGAGCAGCTCCTGGACCTTGGCGAAGAGCATGGCGCCCAGGCCGGGCTTGTCCTCGACCTCGTCGAAGGTGAGAGCGGTCTCTTCGGCCACGGTGAAGAGGTTGTCCGCGTGCAGCTTGCGGCTGGCATAGGGATTGGCCGCCGGATTGGCCGCGGCGAAGGACAGCACGTCGGTGCCCAGGCTGGCGGGGCTGTCGGTGATGCCCAGGCCGACCAGGTAGGCGGCGCCGGTGTCGGCGAACTTGGGCGAGATCTCGATCGAGGTGTAGATCTTCTGCTTGGCCTTGTTCATGGCGACCAGGTCGGCGGTGGGCTCGATCTGGGCGAAGAGGGCCAGCTTCTTCTGGCCGTTGATCTCGACCTCTTCGGCCTTCACCGCCACCACGTCGCCGTAGGCCTTGAAGGGGCTGTCCGCCACGCTGCTGCGGATATGCTCCATCCAGATGCGGGCGCCGTAGGTCTTGGGGTTGTAGCTGGCCGCGGCCTGCTCGATCCAGGCGCGTTCGATCTGGCGGCCATCGCTGGTGGCGCCCTCGACGGCGACGCGAAAGAAGGGAGAGCGAAGTTTCGGGGTCTTGGGGTCGGCCATGCCGGGGATCCTCAAAGGCTTAGCGGGAGTGCTTGGGCGATGAGGGGCATGGTCGGGACGCGCGCGTGTCCCAGCAACGAGGGGCCGTTGTAGCGGCGCGCTGTACAAATCCGCGCGCTATGGGGGAGGGAGCCGGGGCGGCAGTCTGGCGGCCATGAAAAGCTTACCTGAATCCTACCCCGTGCCTATCCCGTCCACCGACCTGGTGATGGACGTGCGCCGCCGCGCGAAGCATCTCTACTGGATGGGCTGGCGGGTGACCGAGATCGCAGAGGCGATCAGCGAGAAGGAAAAGACCGTTCACAGCTGGAAGGCCCGGGACGAATGGGATCGGGCGGACAACGTCGAGCGGATCGGCGGGGCGCTGGAGGCGCGCCTAGTGCAGCTGATCCTCAAGGACGCCAAATCTGGCGGGGACTTCAAAGAGATCGATCTGCTCCATCGCCAGCTGGAGCGCCAGGCGCGGATCCAGCGCTTCCAGGGTGGCGGTACCGAGGCCGAGCTCAATCCCAAGCTGGACAACCGCAATGCCGGGCCGAAGAAGAAGGCGGCGCGAAACGAGTTCACCGAGGAGCAGATCGAGGCCCTTGAAAGCGCCTTCCGCGACCAGTGCTTCGGCTACCAGCTGGACTGGTACCGGGCAGGCCAGCAGCGGACCCGTGCCATCCTCAAGAGCCGGCAGATCGGCGCCACCTTTTACTTCGCCCGCGAGGCCTTCCTGGACGCCCTGATCACCGGGCGCAATCAGATATTCCTGTCGGCCAGCAAGAACCAGGCGCATATCTTCAAGGCTTACATTCAGGCCTTCGCCCGGGAGGTCTGCGGTGTCGAGGTGACAGGGGATCCGATCATCCTGGCCAACGGCGCCGAGCTGCACTTTCTCGGTACCAATGCCCGCACCGCCCAGGGCTACCACGGCAACTTCTACTTCGACGAATTCTTCTGGACATTCCGCTTCGAGGAGCTGAACAAGGTGGCCAGCGGTATGGCCATGCAGAAGCAGTATCGACGCACCTACTTCTCGACGCCGAGCTCCATGGCCCACGAGGCCTACACCTTCTGGACCGGCGAGCGCTTCAACAAGGGCAAGCCTATCGCCCAGCACCTCAAGCTGGACGTCTCCCACGACGCCCTGCAGCAGGGCCGGCTCTGCGAGGACCGCATCTGGCGACAGATCGTCACCATTCTCGATGCCGAGGCCCGCGGCTGCGACCTGTTCGACCTGGAGGAGCTCAAGCTCGAATACTCGGCCGAGGCCTTCCAGAACCTGCTGATGTGCCAGTTCGTCGACGACGGCGCGAGCATTTTCCCGCTCGCCATGCTGCAGCCCTGCATGGTGGACAGCTGGGTCGAGTGGGCTGAGGATTACAAACCGTTTGCAGCCCGCCCCCTGGGCGAGCGTCCGGTTTGGGTCGGCTATGACCCTGCCGAGACCGGCGACACCGCTGGCCTAGTGGTGGTCGCGCCGCCGGCGGTAGCGGGCGGCAAGTTCCGGGTGCTCGAGCGGCACCAGTTCCGCGGGATGGACTTCGCCGCCCAGGCCGAAGCGATCCGCCAGGTCTGCCAGCGCTACTGGGTGAGCTACATCGGTATCGATGTCACCGGTATGGGCAGCGGCGTGGCCCAGCTGGTGCGCCAATTCTTCCCGGGGCTGACCACCTTCAGCTACTCGCCCGAGGTCAAGACCCGCCTGGTGCTAAAGGCCTACGACGTGATCAAGAACGGCCGGCTCGAATTCGATGCCGGCTGGACCGATGTCGCCCAGTCATTGATGGCCATTCGCAAGACCACCACCGCCAGCGGCCGGCAATTCACCTATACGGCCGGACGCAACGACACCACGGGCCACGCGGATCTCGCGTGGGCCCTCTTTCATGCTCTGCACAACGAGCCGCTGGAGGGCCAGACCGGCCGTAACACCGGCGTCATGGAGATCTACTGATGAGCGATTCCACCGCACTGGCCAGCCCAGCCGCCCACGCGCCTGGTGTCGAAGCCTTCACCTTCGGCGACCCGGCACCGGTGCTCGATGGCCGCGAGGTCTTCGACTATCTGGAGTGCTGGTTCAACGGCCGCTATTACGACCCGCCGCTGTCTCTCGACGGTCTGGCGAAGGCCACCCGGGCCAGTGTCTATCTGGACTCGGGCCTCAAGTTCAAGCGCAACCTCCTAGCCCGCACCTTCATCCCGCACCCGCTACTGAGCCGTGCCGCTTTCGAGCAGCTGGCCCTGGACTACCTCTGGTGCGGCAACGCCTACCTGGAGCGGCGGCAGTCGCGCCTGGGCACGCCTATCAGCCTGCAGCCGCCGCTGGCCAAGTACATGAGGAGAGGGGAGGAGGGCCGCTTCTTCCAGGTGCGCGGCTGGCAGGACGAACATGAATTCGCCCCGGGTACCATCTGCCACCTGCGCGAGGCCGACATCAACCAGGAGATCTACGGCCTGCCCGAGTGGCTCGCCGCCATGCAGTCGGCGCTGCTCAACGAGTCGGCCACGCTGTTCCGGCGCAAGTACTACAACAACGGCAGTCATGCCGGTTTCATCTTCTACATGACCGACGCCGCGCAGAAGGAGGAGGACATTGACTCCCTGCGCACCGCGCTGCGCTCGGCCAAGGGCCCAGGCAACTTCCGCAACCTCTTCGTCTACGCGCCCAACGGCAAGAAGGACGGCATCCAGCTGATCCCGGTCAGTGAGGTGGCGGCCAAGGACGAATTCAACGCCATCAAGGGAATCACGCGGGATGACATGCTGGCGGGGCTGCGCATACCGCCGCAGCTGATGGGAATCGTGCCGCAGAACGCGGGTGGGTTCGGTTCGATCAAGGAGGCGGCGGAGGTTTATGCCGCCAACGAGCTGGAGCCGCTGCAGGCGCGGCTGGCTCAGGTGAACGACTGGCTGGGGGAGGCGGTTATCCGCTTCCGAAAGTATGAACTCGTCCAGCTTTCTTAGTAGGAAAACGACATGCTCACTAACTTTTACCGCCGATTTTGAATGAGTTTACATCCTATTAGTAATGGCCTTATTCCTCAAATCTATGTTTTTGTCGGTGCCTTTTCATATAGTTTCTTGTTTCCTCGTGGAGAGTTCCTATAGAGCTTTCTTCTGAAAGGCCGAAAATTAGCCTGGCCTTTTTTTTTAGTTTATTGCTGATAAGAACTTTACCGTCGTCCGCAAATGAAATAAGGCCGCTATCGAACAGTCTGTCAATATGAGGGGAAAGCAAGAGGCCGTTGCGGAAGTCTAGCCGTTCTTTGTTTGTTGAAGACGCCCATGGAACAATATGCGATGCGACTAACAGGTTTGGCATGTCGAGTCCTGTTAGGCAGCATTTACCGCTCCATTTATTCAACAAATCTTCCCTAAATCTGCCCTGGCCCACACGAGCAAGGATGATAGTCTCCCGGGTGGTCTCGCTTATAGTCTTTATGCTCCCTTCTGTGATAATTTTATCTATAAAGTCTCCCAGCGTGTTTGTCGCCTCTAGTAGGAATTGGCCTGCTTCATTGCTTAGTTTTGACATATATATCTGGTTTAGACCGCCGCTTTGATTGAATAGTGGCGGGTCGCAGCTGTCGTTAAAGTCGGCTAGGAATTGTTCCGCGATTTGCTTTTTTAATACTGCTCGGGTGTTGTTGTTGAACGTAACATCAACTCGATTTCCTTCATTGTTCCATTCCTTAAATTCTCTGCTGGTCGGCCGTGGGGTGGGATACGCATCGCTAACAGCTATTGCGACTTTCGTGAGATGCCTATTGTAGGCGCAGAAGATGACATCTCCTCTTGTGATCTCTGAAACAACCTCCCAGTGGCGAAGCTTTTTAGCTTTGCCAGATTTAGATTTTGATTGGATAGGCGCCCAAAGAAAATTTTCTAGCAAAGCTTCGTTAAACGTCTTGCCGACGTTTACCCAGTAAAAATTCATATATCTGGCTTCCTTTCCCTATTGGCCAATGTTTGAGCTGTGTCGGGGCTCTGAAGCGTTAATGGCTGGTGATGAGTTCTCTTTTGTGCCATGCCAAAGTATATCGGGAGGTATCTTTTTTCCACTGGTGCTAGCGGTCAATGATAAGCCATCCATTTTTATGATCTTGGTTTTAATTGTTTTGCTCGCAGCATCAGGGAGTATGAAAGCACCATTTTCACCTAGGACTAACGCCAATTGCCATCCTTTGTTTTCGCCTTCCGCTATTTTAGGTAGAAACTCATCTCCGAGTATGATGGCGTTATATGCCAAGATCTGGCCTTGGTTGACGGCTCCCCCGTAAATTAAAAAGCTAACAACGGCTAATAGTGACAATATTGAAGTGGCTTTTTTTCTCTTTTCTTTAATTAATACTTGGAATGCGCTGCTGGTGTTCATTCCGAGAATTGCAAGTGGTATGCCGGAACTCCAGATTCGATAATTAGTGATGAAGCTATAATATTTTTTAGAATCTATACCCTGAGCTGTCGCTGCGAGCACAACTGTAAGAAGGCTGATGGTTAATAGGAAAAAATTTATCTTTTGAATGGTTTTATATTCTTCGAATACAGAAAAAACGTAGACGCCGTAAATTACAGCTCCAAAATATAATAAGAGGCTAAGTCCGCCGACTAAGGCAAAGGTTGTGGTGTCGATCTGTATGATTGCCCATCCCAGGGAAAGAATATTCAAAAAGGCTGCGATTTGTGATAGGCCGTAGATATAGGATAAGGCTACTATTACGGCTATGACTCCGGCGGCTTCACTTGCGGACCAGATGTGTTTTTTCTCATCTGCTTGGTCAGGCTTTGTCATGATTGCATGCTCTTAGTGTTGTTCCTTGTGGCGTCAATATCAAGCCAGGGATATGAAGTGTAGGTATGCATGATTTTGTCAGCTGCCGTCAGCTCATCAGATTTCGAACTGCCAGCCCCTTACTTTCTTCTTATATAGATGGCTGGTGAATAGGCCGGCTTTTAAGAAGCACGGTGACTTCGATTGTTTCAAAGCCTCAATCAGATCTTGGTCAATGCGAACGTCGATCTGGTGGGTACGAAATAGCGTCCGTAGCTCTGGCAAGTTGAGGTAGATCTTGCCGGAGCCCGGCGTTGCATGATTGAAACGCGCCCCAGCCCCTTCGAGGTAGGCCAACGCCTCCCAGAACGCCTTCAGCACATCCGGCGTCTCCGGATCGGCCCGGCCGATGCTGTCCAGCTCCGGTACGCTCAGACCAAGGGCCTGGGACACCTGAGCAAGCTGCTCATAAATCGCGCTGCGCAGCGCTCGGTCCCGAGTGCGGTGCAACTCCTTCAGCAACGCCAGCCGATGGCGGGATAGGGCGATCTGCTTGTAGGCGCTCGCCGCCGCGCCTGGTCGCTCGGCCACGCCCTCGGTCCAGTAGTTCCAGAGCGCGTCGTCGCACTCTTCCTGGTAGCGGATGATCTTCTCGCGCAGCTCCGGGGCGACCTTGTTGGGGCTGATGGAGTAGAGCCAGGCCGGCAGCTTCTTCAGCGGCAGGCAAGTCATCCCCCTAAGCTTGCCATCCTCCGCAACTGAGGTGATTTCCACCGCAGTTGACGCAAACCTCTCGTTGAGTTTCTGGCGTTGGCTGTGCCAATCGAGCCCCATGTTGGTTACGATCGGCTTCATCGCCACGTAGGGCTCGTTGTCCTGGCCGACCAAGACGACCGTGTCCCCGTGGAAGGGAACGGGGAATAGCTGAGGTGCGGTATGCAT